GGCTTCCAGAGTAGCCGCTTCCTGAATCTTGCGTTCCCGTTCGGCTTCCGCCGCCCGCCGGGCCGCTTCCTCGGCCTCCCGGCGCTTGCGCTCCTGCTCCGCGATGTAGGCGCTCATCACTTGCTTGACCGTCTTCTCTGCATTGCGCAGCGGGGTCAGCATGGCCTTTTCCCGGTCGCAAACCGCTTTGTGGGCCTGATAGGCGCTGTCTTTCATGGGCTTGAAGAACGTCGTGATCTGCGATGCCTTTTTCTTCAGCATCTTGCCGAACTCACCGGCAAAGGCGTAGTCTTCATCACTCTGGATAACCAGCGACTCCGCCTGAAACTCAATGTCGGTCACATCGCGGGAGAGCTGCTGCTCATCAACGATTTCAGCCTGCGGCACGGTTGCCACCATAGTTTCCTTTTCCATCTGTCGAACCTCCTAAAAATTACTCGTTCATGTAGTTCTTAACCGTCATCAAGGACGAGAACACCGACCAGCACTTCCCGCTTCGGGGGAAGCGCACCTCCTGAAAGCCCTTCTTGGACAGGTGGAGAATCAGCCGATCATCGACCTTGATGTCGTGGCTCTCCCATGCCCTGTCATAGGCTTCAAGCTGCACAGCGCAGAGCTTGCTGTTCACCTGCGCCGATGTCTTGTAGTCCACCAGCGTCACTCTGCCGTCGATGATGCACAGCAGATCGACCGTGCCTGCATACCGCAGGATTTTGTGGTAAACCTTGGTTTCGGTCGCCAGAACTTCCGGCTTGCGGCTATCCCACCACTCCCGGAAGCCGGCAAAATACCCGGCATACACCGGCGGAATGTCCTCAATGCCGAACTTAGCGTAGTTCTCCACCGCGTTGTGGATGGCCGTGCCGCGCTTTGCAGCTTTGTTCAGGACCTCCGGGTCCACCGTGCTGTAGAAGTCGCTGGACAACGGCTTCATCAGGGTGGTCACACTGGGTACTTCCAGCCCGTTCAGGTAGTAGAGATGCCGTTCTTCCTCAAATGTCAGTTCCGGGAACTGCGGAATTTCGGGCTTCACGCATTCGTTGCTCACGTTGCTTTTCTCCCTTCAGGTTGATTGCCAACCGCATATAGTAGTCAGTCAGCTCGGTTTCATACAGAAGCGGAAGGTAGCTCTCCGGCTGCTCTGCCAGCTCACATTTGCGCCGGGCATACCAGAGAACGCTGGTGGCTACCACATCCGGGATTTTGAATCCCAGCGATGTTTCCGCCGCCTGCCGCGCTTCTGCCAGCTTATCGGCACTCATGCCTTTTCCGCGAGTCTGCGGTGGATTTCCTGAAGCAGATCATCGGTTGGAATCTTGCTCAAGTCCAGACCGGCCTCAGAGTCCTCAAAGAGGATAGAGGGGACCTTCAAAGCGGGGCGGCTGCCGCCCGAGTTGGAGCAGTAGCTGCCGTCCCAGTCGCCATTGGAGCTGACGCACAGGGCGAGATCACCGCACGACTTGCTGGGACCGCTCCAACCGGTCGCCAGCCAGCACCACCGCTCCGCATTGGGGATGATGTCAGCGTACTTGCGAGCTTCATCCAGTGTAAGCGGCGCAGCCTTCACCGACAGCTTCCCATAGCAGCCGGAGCCGTCCAGCGTGGTCAGGTCGATCTCGCGGGGGATGAGCTTGGCGTTGTCGAGACCCCTCTTGCCCATGTCCTCCAACCATTTGTCCACGGCCTTCTTCAGGTCGCTCTCTGCGTAGTTGTTGGAGCTGCCAAATTCAGAAGCACCAACCGATTCCAGCGCCAGTAGGAACAGGCTGTCCGGCAGGCTACCACGACGCTCAACATCCAGCACCACAAATCCGGTTCCGGCCAGCGTAACGATGTCACCCGGCTCGTGCAATACTGCGTACTTTTTCATGTTTCGTTCCATCCTTTCTTACCGGCGATGCAAACACGCCGATATTCAATCCGCCGATTTTCTTCATGGCTTCATCGAGTTCTCTTGCGGTTGTGATGCCATATTCTTCTGCCAGCAGCTTCTTCAGCGCTCGGAGGTCAGCCATCGTCTGCACCTCCATTCAGGAGCTTGGAGCCAATGAGCTTCAGTTCCCGCGCCGCCCGAATCAGTCCGTCGAGGTAGTCGAGGATTTCGGTCAGGTCTGCCCACTCATCCTTGGAGATGATGCCATCTGCCGTGATGTCGATGAGCTTTTCCTTGACCTGCTCGATGTCACCCTGCCGGAGCTGCTTCAGCAGCTTCATGGTCGTACGCTCTACCGAGGCAATTTCAGGGGACGGCATTTCGAGGCTCTTTCCGATAAGGCACTCCGACGAGCAATACCACGCCATCAGCTCCGGTGCATTGTAGATGTCTGCCATCAGCACCACCTTATCCACCGGGATGACCTTTGTGTTGCCCAGCTCGTAATCTGCAAGGCTCGAAACCGAGATTCCGAGCAGTTCCGCAGCGCCTTCGCGGCTACCGAGCTTATCGTTGTGCTTTGCGGCCTCTTTCCTGCACCGGAAGCACTGGTTTTCACAGGCTTTTGCGGCATCGCGTCCCATTTTCTTTGCCCCCTTGATGCGCTATACTTTAGACATCAGCAAACCGCCATGCGTATACTTACCCTTTCGGTAAGTTGTCGTCGAAAAAAATAGCGTTGACCTGATCGCTGGTCAGGTCAAGCGCCTTGGCGACAATGCTCATTTCCTCATTGGAGAACTCGACTTCTCCGCGCTCCTTCTTGGAGTAGGTAACAAGCGATTTGCCGATCAATTCGGCCATGTTCTTCTGGGTCTTTCCTTTCTCGACCCGGATGCCCTTGAGCTTGGAGCTATTCATCCGCTCACCCCCTTTCCGTGTCTTCATTATAGCTTACCAATATGGTATATGTCAATCTTAAAATGATAATTTTGGTAAGTTTTGTTTACTCTTTGACAAGTATGTTATAAACTTGGTAAGTAAGCTACATTGGGAGGTATCACTATGTACAGCAAAGCCATGTTCGCCAAACAGTTCAAAGAACTCATCGACAAGCGCGGCCTCACGCAGCGTGCTGTCGCAGAGCGCATCAACACAACGGAGACGACCATCTCACGTTATGTTTCCGGCGATAGAACGCCGAACATCGAGACCGCTGTGGAGCTGGCCTCTGTACTGGGCGTGACGCTGGACGTTCTGGTCGGTGCCGATCTGCCCGCTGCAAGCCGCACACCGCCTGACGTCAACATCTTAGTCGCCTGCTACGAGAAAGCGTCCATCGCAGACCGGCAGGTTTTGTGGTCGCTGCTCGACCGCTATATGACCCCGGAGCAGCGGGTCATCATAACGTCCATGCAACATGAGGAAAAAGCCGACGTAGGCTGATACGGGTTGACTTTTCGAGGAGGTGAAAATCATGACGAAGCAACGTACCGGGGACGAACTTATCGTCTTTGATGATATGCCCATCGGTAAATCCTTGAGCGACTACTGGCGCTGGAACGCCTCAGACCTGCTCAACAACACCCTGCGAGGCTCCTACTGCGAGTTCATTGTATCCGCCGCGCTGGGCATTGATCTGAGCGGAACCAACGATGACTGGACTCCCTACGACATCTCTTTCCCCTACAACTGGGTATGTAATGGCGAGGCCCGCGATGAAGTGCGCATCGAGGTCAAGAGTTGCGCATATCTTCAGGCATGGCGGCAGGGCGATGGCAGGCTGTCCAACATCCAGTTCAGCATCCGGCCAACGAGAGCTTGGGACTCCATCAGCGGTTATTCTGAGGAGGTCAAACGGCAATCCGACGTGTATGTGTTCTGCCTCTACACTGAGACTGTGCGCGAGCGAGCCGACCCGCTGGTACTGGATGGATGGGATTTCTACATCGTACCAACTCATATTCTGGACGAGCAGTGTGGCCCTCAGAAGACCATCTCGCTCACTATGCTGAAAAAACTTGACCCGTACCTCGTCCAGTATGACAGCCTCCGTGATGCCGTTGTCGATTCCCTGAATGTGTACCCCCCCCCCCGACATTTTGCATAATTTCTATCATTCCTTTTTGTGCATAACAGAAAAGCAGCCCCGCACTACGCACGGAGCTGCTTTTTCTTCAGCTATCATTATCTTCCGGAGGTTCCGCAATGGGCTATGTGGTGAAGAAGGCGGCACAACGCTTTGAGGAAAAGAAAGCCGCCATATACGTTCGAGTCTCAACGCAGTATCAGGTTGACCGGGCCAGTCTGCCCGTCCAGCGAGAGGAACTCATCAACTATGCAAAATATGCCCTCGGCATCTCGGACTATGTGATTTTCGAGGATGCAGGCTACTCTGCCAAAAATACCGACCGCCCAGACTACCAGCAAATGATGGCCCGGATGAGAACCGGCGAGTTTTCGCACCTCCTCGTGTGGAAGATCGACCGAATCAGCCGCAATCTTCTGGACTTCTCCGTCATGTATGCCGAACTGAAGGAACTTGGTGTGGTCTTCGTGTCGAAGAACGAGCAGTTCGACACAAGCTCCGCGATGGGCGAAGCTATGCTCAAAATCATCCTGATCTTCGCGGAACTGGAGCGTAAAACGACCTCTGAGCGAGTCAGCGCCGTTTTCGTGTCCCGCGCCAATGACGGCATCTGGAACGGTGGCAAGGTTCCCTACGGGTACTCCTACGACAAAGAGAGCAAGACCTTCTCCATCGCCGAGGACGAGGCCAAAATCGTCAGACTGATCTACTCCCTGTACGAGTCCGAAAAGTCAATCGTGCGGGTAGCCCGGATTATGAATGAGCGTGGCCTGAAATCCCGCGCTGGAAACGACTGGAGTCCGACCACCGTCCACATGATTCTTTCCAGCCCATTTTACTCTGGAACGTATCGGTACAATTACCGCGACGAGTCCAACACAAAGCGTTTCCGCGAAAAGGGCAAGGATGAATGGGTGCTTGTCGAGAACCACCACCCGGCCATTGTATCTCCTGAACGGCAGGCTGCTGTCGGTGTCATTCTGGAAAGCAAGCGCTACAACAAGAACGCCACCTATCAGCGGAAGAATGTCCACGTCTTCGCCGGGCTACTCACCTGCGGTTGCTGCGGCTCCACGAT